CTACTAATTTCTGGAAATGTTGTTTTCAAATTATTACACAACAACACTCTTTGATCTATAGCGTCTTCTTTTTTGCAGTAGTGCGCGTCTGGTGTGCAAATAACTTTAGTATTAGTATCTTGAGCTATTTTTCTAATAGCATTCGTTAAAAGTTCTTGTGCCGGAAGATTGCTTTTATCAATTAATTGAGCTTCTAGAAATACTTTATCTTGAAATATTTCTTTCAAGAAATACACATGTTTTTTACCAATCTCTAGCCAATCTTCTTTTAATTCATATTCATTCAGAATACTATCTGCTAGGGTCGATCCTAGATGGCCTGTAATAGCTATTAAATTGCCAGTATTAATCTTGGCAATAGTATTTAAATCTAATCTAGGCTTGTGATAGTAATGTTCGGGCTTATTAGATTCAGAAACTATTTTAATTAGATCTAACCAGCCATTATAATTTTGTGCTAAGACTATAAAATGTGATAATGATTTATTGTCTTTGTCTTGTATTTTAGGGTCTTGTTCGCACACATAAAGCTCACAACCTAAAATTGGTTTGATATTAGCTTTTTTCATAGCGGAGTAAAATTTTACAGCACCCGCTATGTTGCCGTGATCAGTTAACGCACAAGCAACCGCTCCGATTTCTTTGCATCTTTCTGCAATTTGTTCTGGTTGGCTTAGACCATCCAATAACGAAAAATGAGAATGTACATGAAGAGGGATATAGTTCATTCTGTGCTTCCGGGTGCTTTGTACTTACCAACACTATAACCAGATACCGTATACTTGTCAACAACATTTTTCATGCCGTTCAACTCGATATCGTGCTTAACTTGTTCGCACATGGTCATATGGTTTCCTTTGGAGCAGACCTGGTTATCTCTATATTCTATTATGGGTAATATATTTTGATTATTTTCAAATGTATTTTTACCAAAATAACATAGTTTGGTACATTTCCAAGTTTTACTCAATCTAGGCTTAGTGCAATTTTTGATTTCTTCAAATTTTTTACGTATCAAATTCTCTGTAGATGATAGGTCAGATTTATCAAAACACATACTAAAAGCGCCACCATCATTGATGAAATTAATTGACATTATGATATGATCATATTGAGGATATAATTTACTAAGAGCATAATGATATATTTTTAATTGTGGATCTTTATATAATTTTTCTAAAGTCTTTTCCTGACCAGTTGCCCAATCTAATCTCTTTCCGGTTTTCCAATCTATTACCTCAAGTGTAGACTCATTTACTTGCGTAATAAGATCAATAGTTCCCTTTATGGCCAATTTTCCTTCAACGATTCCGTTTTCAGTTTCATACTTATATTCGGCCCAAGGCTTATCTATAACAATATCAAAATGTTGTTCTGGCTGAACTATGTTTCTTGACCTTGGATCAAAGATGCCATTGTGGTCTGAGAGCGCCTTATTGACCCATAAATGGGAATCTTTTAAATCTTTGTTTGACCATTCGTGGTGTTTAAACTGAGACGTATAGTAATCGTAAACACGCTCGGTAATATGGCTTAAATCGTAATCATCAACTAATATATCTCCTAATATATCATCAGAGTATTCATTTTGTTTATTTTGTTGACTTAGTTTAATACCGGCTAAAATTTCTAAGACCTTATGTACTATGGTTCCTTTGTCGGCTTTTTTATTAGATGGACTACGATAGCCTAGTACGTATTCAAGAAAATATTGCTGTTCGCACATGCAATGAGTACCATAAGAACTACTGCGTAAATATGTTATTATAATTGGAATAGTCCTTTCATACCGAGGAAATGCACTACTAATGATATTTGTTCGTCGATAGATATGTTGTCGTTGTTCAAAACCAAATCAAAATTATTATGATCATAGTTTGACACATCAAGTGCCGTTTCGCTTGTATGATCCGAGTTATGAGGATTGCGTGTTAGTTTAACAACAATTCCACCGGCATCCTTAACTGCTTGGACTTCGTTAGGAAAACGACAATCGGCTATTATGGCTATATCTGGTTTTTCTATAGATATTTTATTAATCGTTGCCGAGGCCCATACATCGTGTTTCATTTTGCGAAAAACATCGGTTCCAACAAATTGCATAACCTCTCTTGCTGTTAAATCTTTACCTTCCCATATTAATCCAGTAGATGTATTTTTATCAATATCATCGCCATAGCACTGCTGATAAGATAATCCAAAAATATTCATACAAATATCTTTTTTTAGCGGATCTGCAAAATTATAAATTTTAGCACTTAATGGTGGAGATATCTTCAACACAGCTTCTGAGCACGTTGTTTTGCCCGATTGTTTTCTACCAGCAAAAGCTATTATTTTAGTCATATAATCCTCTTAATATATTCTTTTATTTCGTCATTGATTTCTTGCGGCGTCATATCTCCAACATCATTTTTAGATATTTTAGGAATAAATATTCTATATGTATTTTGGCATTTATTTTTAATATGTTCGGCTGCTTTTTTACCAGCATCGTCGTTATCTGTTAATAATACGAGAGTCATCGCTCCAGAGGAATCTAGTAAAATTTTTTGTCTGTCACTTAATGATGAACCAAACATTGCCACGCTATTATATATACCATTTTCTTCTAGTCTCCAAACATTACCAGGACTTTCAACTATAATAGCTATGCCAGTTTCATAAATGTGATTTTTAGCAAACCAGAAGTTATAAAGATAATTTTGACTTTTGAAATCTGCACTGTGTTTCCATTTAGAGAAAAGCCACTTTTTATCATCAGATGGACAAGAATTTAATGAATCATGATACGATGAACATTTGTGACATTTTTCAAAAATACTCCGACCAGTACAGCCAACCATATATTCATAATTACTATCATAAATAGGAACCACAACCCTTTTGTACATAGGCTTATTAGGGTTGTCACACAGCCCAACATCATATTTTAAAAGAATATCTTTTGAATAATTCCTATTGACATAGTAGTCGGCTGGAATATTAATAGATTTAATTATTTGATTTCTAGTAATCCTACTTTCTGACTTTTCAGACTTAGCATTAATATAATTAACTATATTAGTAAAGTCTTTCTTTTCTTTTTCTGTTTTAGAGATTTTTATACTACTTAGATCTTTATTTAAAAAAGCTTGCACGTATTCTAATGCCTCATTAAACGAACAACTAGCATCTCCTGGTTCTGACCATTGATATTTTTGATGAGAAATAATACCTCTTACGAATCCAATAATAGATGATTTAAATTCTTGTTCACAGTTATGGGTTCGACATTTCCAGTTGCCCCTATATGTATCTCCATCTGGATATATATTTAATGCGGATGGATTATCTCCACCATGTATAGGACAGCTCATAGATATCATCTTAGAATTATTCTTAAAATCTATTCCAAAAGTATCTAGTAGAGTTTCTATATTATCACAAAGATCGTCGCACAAAATCTTAAGTTTTGCTTGATCAATCGAAGGGTATTTCTTTTTCGTCATGGTCTGTTTGTTCATCTACAATAAATCCTTCATCTTCATTTTTACTATTATTTAATATTTCTAGTCTTGTTTTGCCTTCTGTAATTTTGGCACACCAACCCTTCATATGACAATTTATATAGTCATTATCATCTAATCCACCACCGTGGCGACTAACTAGTGGCAGTAATTTTCTATTTCCATTAGTAGGGCCATCTTCTGCTATTTCTTCGTCGCTTTTTCTTTTAAAGATACTGAAATTACTACAAAGCCAAATAATTCTATCAGAACCACTCGCGGTATCAGTACTTTCTTTTGTAATACCATCTCGATTTAATTGAATAAAAGCTACTATAGGAACCTGATATCTAACAGCAAAATTATGTAAACTAGTCATCATAAACCCAAGAACCTGATACTCTTTTAGATCTTGGCTCATTCCTTGACTGTCCATAAGTTTTAGATAGTCATAAAAAATTACGCATTGTTTTGCCGTGCCGTCTTCATTAAGACCTACTTCTTTAAGTATCCATCTACGCATAATAGCGAGTTGCTCTTCAAATGGCTTACCAGCAATACTCTTATAGAAGAGTTTTGTTGATTTGAGCTCTTGAGCAGCGTTAACTATTTTGGTTTTAGTATCCGCTGATTCGGCAAACCTCCCGGTTTCGATAGCATTAATTTCTACTTCTGTCATCATACCAAGGACTCTATTAATATGATCTACAGTATTCATTTCTGTATCCATATTCAATACTGGTATCTGGTGTTTATGAGCTATATGAAAACCTATATTATCTGATAATAATGTTTTACCAGTTTTTGGTCGAGCCGCAATAACATTGACTGTGCCTTTTCTTAATCCTCCACCAATAGCCTTATCATAAACAGGAAAGCCTGTTGGTATGCCTATTTGATCAACCTTATTTTCTTCTAGACTCTTAATATAATCATCAATATCTTTTCCAATACTGATTGGATTATTATCTGTATCATTTAACAAAGAAGAGAAATTAAAAACAGCATCTTCAGCTACTCCTAAAATAGATGCTATTGGCTCATTACCATTAATTTCAAGAAGTTTATCCCCTGCTTGTTCTAGTTGTTTGCGTAATAGTCTAGCTATTTCTAGCTTGCGTATCTTAGCAGCAAACTTACGAACATTCTCTAATGTGACAGGAAAATCTATAATCGCCTTGAGATGCTGTGCTTCTTCTTTTTTTGCAAATAAATTAGCAACTCCAATATCCTGTGCAGCAGAATATATAGAGGCAACATCTATAGATGGCTTTTGTTCGTTTTCACATAAATATTTTAAGCATTTATAGATAATACCATTACTATCTATAGTAAAAGATGATTCTTGTACTATATCAGCAACATCTAAATATGCATCTTCTCCATACCTACAAATACCAGCAAGAATAGCCCTTTCAGAAGCCGGATCGCACAATATCATTTTTCACCCTGCGGAAGTTGAACACTTATTACATTTATATCGCTCGTGTGATTCCACAAGAGCGGGATTTGTTAACTCTTCTTTATTACAAACTCTGCATCGTACTTTTAATGGTTTATAATTCCTAGATCGTTGTGTTGGTGGTAACTTTCTAAGTTTTCTATCAATTTCAACATCATCTTTGTGCATCTTTGCTTCTATCATGGTGTCGAATTTATTTTTAGTTTTTTTGGGTTTACTCTTTTTAGGAGTAGTACGACCGCTAGATTTAGGGATACTATCTGTTTCTTCTGATAAACTTTCTTCAGAAGAATCGTCAACCAAACCCTTTTGCAAAATAGCTATAAGTTGTTTAATATCATCTTTATCAAGAGCCATTTTTCACCTTGTTTCTTTGTATAGATAATAGAATATCAGATAGGTTTTTTATACCATTGGCTAGGTAAGATAATCTATCTGATCTTTGTTTAGCAAATTTCTTAATATTATTTAGCGCTTGGGCTCTTTCATTATGCTTGATCGCCTGTCCGCTTTTTTCTAAATATCCATATCCTTTATAGTTATTGATTTCATCAGATATGGTTTCTTTGATCGATTCATCGGCCCAATTATATCTGGCTATTTCTCTATTTATCGTGCGTTGAATATGAAAAGCAAACTGTCCCAGTCTATAAGATATTTGAGCACAATCTTCGGGATTAAGTTTTTCAAGAGTATCTCTACTCATAGTCAAATATTCATTAAGTTCGCTTTCTGGAAGTAAATCGTTTTTATATCCGGGTAAACCCACAGACTGTTCATATTCATCTAAAATATCATCCCAGTATTTTACTTCTTCTTTTGTTGATTTATGCATGATTTAATCTTTCTTGCCATTGTGCTTCGTCTTCGTAATGGGGCAAAACAATATATTTAATATTATTTATATCGCACCACTCTTCTTTTTCTCTATCTCTTTTTTGTGACTTTAAAAATGATAACATATTATTATGATAAAATGGAACGAATTTATAGTGTTGTTCACCATGTACTTCTATACATAATTTCTTCAGGGGCAGATAAAAATCTAAATATAGAGTTTCACTGCGTCTTAGTTGAATAGACACTTCTTCTAAAATTTGTAAAGTAGGAAAATAGTTGGTAATCAACTCTCTAGCTTTCAAATGGAAACTAGAGCGGTTATTTATTTTACCACGAGCCATGTTTCCAGTCAACTGCCAATTATGAGTCAGTCCATCTAAATCCTTTATTTGCATTTAATTCCCATCGTATCTTTTATAGCCGAAACTAAATCATCGTATGCTTTATTATTTTCTAATAAGAAATTTCTTACTTTTTCTGTGCCTTGAAATTTAGGCTTATCTTCTAGAGTTGTTAGCGTATACCAAGCTCCACCTTTATGTATTAATCCCATATCAGACGCTAAACATATAGCTTCCATATATTTGTCAATACCTTGACCATATCTTATATAACTAGTAATTTGGCCACCCGGAGGCCCAAGAGCAGAACACGCTACTTGCCATTCTATTTCTTGTCCAATTTGACTACTATCGGCACTTAATACCCAAGGCTTGAAAGTTTTAGCACGAATTTTAATATCTGTTTGATAAGCAATGGCTTGTCCGCTCTTCTCTTTAAACTCTGCACCATATCCTGTAGGATTTCCCATTAAATGAGTAATACCGATAACAACATTTTTATTAACTGGTATAACATTAGCTACTTTACGACAAAACTTTGCAAGTAATTTTGCACCATCTGCTCTTTGCATTTTATCCATTTCACTAGTAATTTCAGCTTCGGTACACAAAGCAGAGTACGAATCAATAATAACTACTGATCCTGGTATTTCATTAATAATCTTTTCTCCTATTTGCAGATATTCTTCTGCATGTAGTATTTTACCTTGTTGACTACCTATAACATGAAATCTAGATAAATCTAAACCCGGTATTCCTTCTAGATCTCTTTTCTTTAATCGTCCTTCTATATTAAGATAATATACTTCTCTTGGTCCTTTTAGACCACCCTGATATTCTGGTCTTTGTGCTGTTGCGGCAAAATCGAGCGAGGTAGTTGTTTTACCGCACTTGGGCTGTCCTGTAAAGACAACAAAACTTCCTTCTGGTATTCCGCCATTCAGAACTATATCTAGCGATGGGCTAACTGGTATAATAATTGACTTACGATCAACGACAGCATTGCCACTTAAGATAATGTCTTCACCAAATGCTTTTGTAACATCTTCTTTAACACTCATCGTCTATGTCCTTTAACTTAGAAAATATATTTTTTGTTCTTTTATTTGTTTTAGAACCAAACTTAATATTCTCTACTCTATTTAAATTTAGTGTGAGATTTTTATTTTCGGAATCTAATTTTTTCTGTTCTTCTTCTATGATAGGCCCAAGATGGGGCGCTCGCAGAGAATAAATTTTTGCAGCCTTCTGGCTTTTTAAAGCCCTTACGATTGCAACATCATCATATTTTTTAACTAATTTATACGCAGTGGCTATTTGATTTCTGTAATAAGAAGCCCATTCTGCATTTACCCAAAATCTATAATGTAAATCCAAGTTTTCTTTTTTTGCTCTATTTTCACAGATAAGTTCAGTTATATATTGTGCTGCACTTACCTCTTTATTATTAGAATATTTAGATATATATTTCTTAGTCATTGGGTCGGAATATAGCATTGGTACTAGTTCTAGATTTAGTTGCTCCAAAGTTACGCACGAGTTCATCGTTAAGTTGAGACGCAGCCTCTGTCATAACGCTAACGTTATTGTTCTTTTTAGCGGCTGTGTGTCTACCCATAAGACTTTGACTTTTGCTAACCTTGCGTGGTTTTTCTTCCTTTGGTTGGTTGATTATACCATCGACTATTGCTTCTGCAACCCCAAGTTCTAATGCTATATCTTTTGGCTTCGCCTTCATAGTTTCATATAAATATTTGATAGCGTATTCTATTTCTTTTGTTTTCTTTTTTGGTTTCTTAGCCATTAGATCATCTCTCTTTCTGCATTATTAAGCCATGCTATGTTTTTTGTGGATAAAAAATTTAAATACAAATCAAAAATCTTTTGATTGACTTCTTTAAATTCAAATTCTTTGCGACCTATTTTTGCTATAAATTTTGCGTTTTTACCTTCGCTAAATAGTCCCATAGGATTAAAAATCTTACCATAGGTTCCGACTTTGATATAAAACTTGTAAGAACTATTTTTATAAATAGACTTTGCCACCACCTTATTTGATTCTGTTTTAGCTTGTGGTCTATCATTTGTATCAATAAAATCATGATCACCTAGTATAGTATAATATTTACTATCAGAATCTCCAGGCTCTCTTTGTCTACTTAGTTCTTTGTTTTGTACAAAGATACAATTTTCTGCCTTCATTTTTTAGGGCTCCTTCGTTTTTTAATATTATTAGATCCTGTCCAGGATGTTTTAGGAGGTTTTTTAAGTCTGCTCATACCACTTGGTAGAGGCTTCTGTTCTTCTTTATTATCCTTATAGTCATTATGTTTCTTATATAATGCTATTTTTTCATCTTGGCTCATTTTTTCAGTATTTCTTCGTGCCAAATCTCCTATTGTTTTAAGTTCACTGTCTGCTTTCTTTACAGAAGCAGATTGACTTAGCACATCTATTGAGTATAATCTGTGTGATTTATTTTTACACTTAGGACATTTAGGAGTAGGTTCATAGTCTTTTATGTAAAAAAATAACTCAAAACTCTCGTCGCACTTGTCACAACCGTATGTATAATTAGGCATAATAAAATTCTGGTAGATATACTTTCCATTCATCTGGCATGTTCGTTTTTATTTTACTTAGATGATATGAGATGGGCAAGTACTTTTGACTCTTAGTTGGCTTTACAGGAATATTAATTAAAGGCATATTTGCTTGTTTGGGTGTTTTATTACCCTTTTTCCTATTGCATGATGCACAAGCTGTTACTATATTAGTCCAACAAGTGGGAGACATTTGCATATTATCCCATATTGATTTGGGTATCACATGATCATAAGTTAAATTTTGTGCTTCAAATTGTTTACCACAATATTGACACGTATAATTATCTCTTAAGAAGATATTTTTCCGTGAAAAGATTAATGTCTGATTATTTTGACGAAAAAATCTTTTAGTTCTAGCAACCGCTGGTATAGGGTATTTTTTATTATTGATTCCATTAATATGATCGTTTTTATAAAAATCTATAATATCAATCCCATAGTGTGGATTATCTTCATACTTCATATGCCATATTACCGCCTTTTTCCAATGAATAATGGATAGTGGAGTAAAATCAGCATTAAGAAGTAGACATCGACTACTTTGTTGTCTCATTTTCTATGTTTTCTAAACGAGCAAGAATTTTACCAATAATTGGATTACGAATAATGTCCGCATTATTTAACTGAGAGATACCTATACCTTCTATATCTTGTAGACCGGATATAAGTTGTAAAAATCCACCCCTTAAATATTTTTGTAAATCTGATTGACTGATATCTCCAGTCAGTACCATTTTACTATTGTTTCCGATACGAGTCAATAACATTTTTAATTGATCGTATGAAGCATTTTGACATTCATCCGCAACTATAAAACAATTATGAAAATTACGACCCCTCATTAAGCCTAGTGGTACAATTTCTATTTTGTTTTGTGTTTTTAAAGTAACATATTGACTTATTGGTATAAAGTGTACAATTTCATCTAAAATAGGTAAAAGATAAGGATGTAGTTTTTCTTCTGCTGTTCCTGGCAAAAATCCTAGTCTTTCACCAGATTCAACAACTGGTCTGGTGATAACTATTTTATTGACTTTGTTTTCTAGCAGATATTCGATAGCCATTCCTACCGCAATATGTGTCTTACCACTACCAGCAACACCTTGACAAAAAGTTATAGTATTTTCCGCAATTGTTCTAATAAATTCATTCTGATTAACAGTTTTTGGTTTAAGCCTATTTTTATAAGCAAAACCATTACCGTTTTGAATTAATGAGTTTGTAGCGTCTATAGTCTTTTTCTTTTTTTGTTTTCTCAAGTTATACCTTTCGAAATAGGAATTAAATTAGACATGCACCACCAGCACAACTAACCTCTTCTATTCCAGCAGTATTATCCTCTGTCTCCACTAGTTGTGTATAATCAACCTTCTTAAAACTACTAAAAAGATCACAATACAGTTTCCAACTATAAACATCTTTCATACAATATGTTAAACGTTTTATGTCTCCGTTAAAATATTTGCCAGCAAAATTTTTCATTTTGGTAACAAATAGTAGCTTTTCTGTACTATCTTGTTCTTTAGCTTGATTCATACTAACATAATCACATGCCGCCCATAAATTATTATCAAAAGAATTCAAGCCAAGCTCTATTAAACCAGAGCACCATAACGCAGCATCACCGTATTCTTTAACTACTTCTCTACTTGTATAAACAGTGGTGAATGGTGCTTGCGGATAATCTTTATCTCCACTTTGAGGAATTAAGCTAATACCAGCAAAGTATTTACGATTATTGTAAATATACTTCGTTACTTCTTCCCATTCGTCTGGTTTAACAGTTACCGTATTACTAACATTATGACTGAGATATTCTTGTGTACATAATGATTTGTTCTTACCAGAATTAACCCAATTCTTTTGTGTTTCTTTAACAACGGACAACATATCTACTGCTGGTAATTGATTTTTAAGTTTAGCTCCGTCTGGAACTTCAATAGGAAACTTAATTACTTCATCGGTATTGTTTGCTGACCATGATGATTTTTCACAGGCTTGCGGGTTATAATTCTTGAAGTGCTGGAAAGGCGCTTCTAAAATATTGGCCTGTACGTGTCTTATATATCGTTTAGCATGGTGTGGGTGGATGCCGGATGATGTTCCTAACATACTACTACTAGTGCCTTCCGGCTTTAAGCAAGTTACTCTAGCCGCTTGGTTTATACCTATTTTATCTGCTATCGCTTTGTTTGTTTCAACAGCAATCTTAGCGCCTTGTTTTAAAACCTTTTCAGAAAGAACCAAATCATGTTTTTCCATAATCCCTGTTAAAGATACTCCCAATAAAGCTTCTCTTTGAAATATTTTGCCGCTAATGTCTCCTAAATAATCTAGTTTAGTAAATCCAGCTTGTAATGTACCAATAATTGCTGCTGCTTTGCATCTTTCATAAAAGTCTTCTTCATCGGTAACACTAGAGCAGTTTATTGTGGAGAGATTGCAACCTTGCCATCCACTTTCGCCACTTTGTTCATCAACAGGCCACATGCCAATTTCTACACATGGATTGAAAATCATTTCTGTAGATTCGCTCCAAATAAATCCTGGCTCTCCAAATTCTTTAACACTCTCCATTAATGTTTCAAATTGTTCAAGTGTTGTTTCGTTTTTTAATAGCAAAGCAGAATTATTGCTTCTAGCCCTTTGTGGATTGTCTATATACCAGTTGCCGGTTTTGGCCTTTGCCATTTCTTCATCGTCTGCACTAAATAAAGCTAAACTAGCCGATCTTCTAACGCCACCACTTAATACGGCATCACTACTGTGCATAACAATATCATAAGCATCAACTGGTCGTAGTTTCTTTTGACCATTAGCAATACAACGATCTAATAATATTCTGATTCTTTCTAATCCCTTGGCTAATGGTTCAAAGCCAGGAGCTTTACCAACTCCAGAACTTAGATCAGATCCTTGTGGTCTAATATTACTATAATCAAATAATATATGACAATTTTTGTATTGCTTAAATTCTTCAACAGGCTTGCTGAAATATGAACTAAGTAGAACACCCAAAGCATCGGCCCAACCATCTATGCTATCTTCAATAACATAAACCGTGCCTTGATCTTTTGGAGGATTATGCTCCAGCGTTGGTAACTTGGCAACGTGATGCTTTTGTACAGAAAATCCTGTACCACTACCACACAACAATAACCAAAAGCACTCTTGAAAAAATCTTAGTCTATCACAATAGGAACTGGTGCAATTATATATTTTAGCATGTCTTTTTAAGATTGGATCACCACCAAACTGTAATCCTCTTTGACTTCCTAAAACTTTCTTTTTATACATAATATCATATGCCCAATTAATCTCATCAGAGATATTTTTATCGGCATACATTGTATGCATCATATTTTTAACTCTTTCAACAGCCTCTTTCCATGTCTCTCTTCTTTTTTTATCCTCTAACCATCTAGCATATTTGCTTACAAAGGTATAATTCTGTAATTCTTGAAGAGCAGACATATTATCTCCTATCGATTAGTGTTAAAAGACCTAATATTACCAATGTCTTAAAAGAAATATCTATCATTGTGATATTGTTGGTAATATTGAAACAAAAATAAAATAATAATATTATATAGAAACTTATCTTGTATATCATAATACACCGACTAATTGTTTCAGCCATGAAAGATTTGGTTCGACATATTTAATTTTGATGCCACTCATTTTTATAAAAGTATCAAATCTTTGTCGTGATGTTTCGTCAAAAAGATGTGTACCATGATTATTCGACATAAAAATTGTTGTCACACCCTCTTGCCACAATGCCATAGCACAATCGTTACAGCATTGACCAGTAACATATGCTATTCCGTTATCTGGTCTTATGATACAGTTTGATAAAGCATTTCTTTCTGCATGTATCATCCACGGATATTTTTCTGGTCTTGTGTTGGGCAAGAGTTTATCGTCAAGACCTCTTGGAAATCCATTATATCCTAATCCAAGAATACGATTATTCTGATCTGTAATTACACATCCGTGCTGAGTTTGAGCGTCGTGGCTTCGTTGAGATACAACTTTAGCCAAGCCTAAAAAATAATCTGTCCAGTTTGGTCGTTCCATAAAAGTATTATAGTACAACCCGGTTGGAAGTCAAGATTTTTGTGTTAGTTTATTATATAGTACTAGGCTCAATACTCCACCAGCAATACCCATAAATATGCCCGATGGACTTATGCTCTCATAACTGCCTAATAGATATAGAATGGCACCACCCATATATGACCCGGCCACACCCACAGCCACAGTTTGCACAAAACCCATTCTTTCTTCGCCAGGAACTAACGCTTTGGCGATACTACCTACAAATAAACCATATACACACCATACCATTATATTAAACATTTGCTGCCTCCACTAAGGTAATGACTTCATCATCCTTGAGATTTTCTCCTGTATTTAAAACAGAATCAAGTAGTGCTGATCCATATTTTTTATATTGATCACCCGACATCTGTTTACGAATAACTTTTTTGATTCTTAATTTAGTAAACCACCCTCTTTTAATTGAGTAAGATTTAATTTCTGATCCATATAAATTATATTTGTCTGTGGCTGATAACTGATCAGTTTTTTTATTTTTATTGCATTCTTGAAGTATTCTGATCAGAGTTAGTGTTATACTGATAATCATTAGTATAGCCATAATACTACCAAATTTTTCATCCTCTGGAATACCAGATTCTTTCCTAATTTTTTCAGCTATATTATTTAATTCATCATTCATTTTTTATAAACCTTTGTGTTACAATCTGGTTTTATTATTGCTGGAGGATGTGTCACTTCAGAATCTTTGCTTTCGGGTTCGCAATATCCACAGTCAACCATTTTAATTCCATCGCCACTAAGATACTTTCCAGTGCCTTTACAAACAGGACAGCTTTTTCTGGGATATTTTTTTTCTTTATCTATATGCTTGGCTTTAATTATTCCACCAACAAGAGTAACAGCACCAGTTGTTGATCCATTATATCCATAACTAGCAAATAATACGGATATTGTTAAAATTAGACAAACTATCTTATTCATCTTTTTGTCTCCATCTTGGTCGCCTTTTTTTATCTGGCTTGGGAGTATCCACTTCTTCAACACTTTTAGGAGATAAGATTTTTATTATCCCTAGTATAAAACTAGAAATAATACTTAATAGTCTATTTAGGACGATTTTATCAATTATTTTCATAAATAATCCTCAAAACCATAAGAAGGAAGTTTTTGAACAGGAAACCCATCAAAATTACTAAACGCATAAGCACCATTCTGATTAAGCATCCCTGCTGCGGTATCAGCATGAATTAAAAATGATCCGTCTGGTATTTTACCCCACGCTGGATGACCACCATCATTCCATTTGCCCCAACTATTTTGTATTAAAAATGCTGGCTCATTACCAGTATCATCACACGCTATCCAAGCCATAGCATGAGCCCAACTACCACTAACTTTTGCGAATCCTTTACTATCTCTTTTATTACTGAAGCCATAACTAGAACATACGGATAAACCATAACCATTAGCTAAGGCGTCTCTGGCTTCTTCAATTGTTCGGACTAAGCTGACCGTTGTAATTTGATGATCATTAGCAACGTCTATAACTTTATCTGGTAGTCCTCTAGCACCCCAACCAGCGCCAAGACCTCCATTATATTTGGTAAAGTCGGCAACTCCTTTATAGTCTTTTCTTACAACTACGCCACCGCTTTGACTAACGAATGTTGCGGCTCTTGAGCAACTCATGCCTTGTCCACCATGACCTCTAGCACCATAAATGGCTTCTGTTGCTCCTCTGGCTATCCAAGACTCTTTATCTCTATGCACATCAATTTCTACTGCTCTACTTACATCTACAGCATTTCGTGTTGCATGACTAACACAATCTCCAGTAGTTTGTCTTTCATTATAAGGATTTTTATCAAACTTTAATACGCTTTTGTATGGCGCACTAAGTTTACCCTTTCCGCTATTTTTAATTTTTTTAGCACCATCAGAGAAGTACGCATATTTAGAACTTTCCATTAGTTCATCGAATATATGTTGCTCCCAAAGACAGCCTTGAAAACCCTTCTTATAATTTAAATACAGATCATTTGGAGAAAATCTAGACATTATTTACTACCCTCATTACAGGCCCAAGCCAATGCTTTAAATGTATCGACCGCTTTTGATCTTAGGTTGGAATCTAATGGCACAATATCATCTCCAATTTGAGCAACAAGAAAGTTATATGCAGCTTCTGTTAGACCAGGATATTCTCCTTTTATATTTAATCTTAACATAAGACCACTTAAAGAATTAGCTTGACGAATTTCTTCTGTAGTTTTGACAACTTCATTTTCTCCATCAAGCTCTATTAGTGTTGCTAAATCAAAATATAAATCAGATAATCTTTTACCATCTTTATTTCTTGACGAAGAACCATTACGCAAAGCCTCCACAATTGGCTCGCATAGTTCTCTGACTTTTTCATCCGACGGAGGAGTTACCACAACTATATTTTCTACTACATTTGGCTTAGTAATTGGAAAATTAAGATTTGGTTTAATTACTCCTATTAAAATTAGTATACTGGCTAAAACTAATAAAACTGTTTTATTCATTGCTATCCTTTCCGCATACATTTGGACTTAGATAAGGAAACATTTCATCAGCAACTGCTACGGCTTTATCACATCCGCATTTTAGTGCTAAGTCGCGTGTTTCTTTCCAAGATACTACAAGCTTAAAAAATAAATCTTCTGGTTCTTGTTTAGAATTTTCAGCAATAGTACTAGCTAAAATAGTGGGAACACTATCTACTAGTGTTGTCGCTGGTGGAACTACAGAAACTGTTTTTTTAACTAATAATTTATTTACACTTTCTAATGCTAAATTAATCATACCCTTAACAGGACTCAATTTGTCCTTAAATAAAATCCATACAACTAAACCTATACCAGCATAAAGCATCAAATCCGTTGAGCTTAAACCTTTACTAAATTCCTCGAAACTCTGAGTAAAATTCATATCAAGCCCCTTCATTCATTTTTTTAAGAAAAACACCTGTGTTTCTGAAAGTTGTCACAAGAGCATCTATTGTTGCGCTTACCAGTATCATCAAAAACGCTTTGACATACTTATGTATAATAGGCTCCAAAAAATTTGGAACAACAGGAATATCCACAACAACAAACACACTATCATAGAATTTATTTAATAAATCCATAGCCAAAACTTTTTTATCTTGACTACTAATATCGTGTCCTAGTTTTTCTATTATTTGTATAATACTAGCTGTTGCTAATTGTAGAATCTTCCAAGCTTCATTTATTGCTAGTCTTTTTACTTCTGCTAGGCTGTTTTTTACGTTTAGTATTAGATGGTCTACTTCTGCTTTTATTAGATCTCGACTCAATAGTGGCATTACTGTTTTGATCTCGTTCATTCTCTATTTCCTTTTCTTCGAACTGTTGTTTAATTTTTGTTCTGCCATTAACATACTTGTATAAAATAATAAGCTGTCCACCTATTAATATACACGATTCAACAGCATGAGACACTATAGTTATAAGCTCTTCTTTTTGATCATTTTCTGTAATAAGTCCAGTTAAATATAGACCACTAAAAATAAAGCTTACTACAGTAAACCAAAATTCACTAGTTCTATATCCTGGTTTTAGTTTCATGAAGCACTATCTCCACTATAGTATCTTGGTTCATCAAATCTTGTGTCATATTTACTTTGTATGTCGCTAATTGTTGGAGTATTTAGCACATATGTATTCAGAACTGAATATTCACCAGTTCGTGAACAAGTAACAACAGAGGTTCCATTTTTAACAGCAATACCACTAACAGCAGCTTGTATATCATTAGCCATAATTTATTACTCCTAGTTTTTTCTATCTATTCTTTCTTCTAGCGCCTCTAGCGTTTTGCCTAGAGTAGCGATTTGTATTTTTAATTCGTGCATTACTTCTATAACTTTTTGTAAAGTGATAGATAAAGCAGCCTGGGTTTCTTTATTAGTAGCTAATCTTTCCATAATAAATTCACGATCTTTACAATATGGGGTTTCATTTTTAATCATACTACTAATTTCTTCTTTAGTTATAATTTTTCGACCAACACCAACCCAAAAACCTATTAAAGTTACTATAATACCAATACTCACAGTGGCTACAGATTGCCAAAAATGTAATATTGATTCATTCATGTTATGTATTTCCATTTTAGAAAGTAAAAAGCCAAAGATACACATTGCATCCTTGGCTTATTACTAAATCAACTTATATGACATAAACAATTAATAATTTGTTTTAGCTTTGTAGTTATCTAACTTGGGTGTTGGACTACCTTGTAGATATACTAGTTCGCCAGGAACAGATTGTGTTGGTGCAGCAGCATTGTCTGTTGATGTTGCTGAAAGAGCGCCAGCAGACACATCCCAAAACTCATCAACAACACCAGTTGGAAAACCAGCTTCCCATTCACCAGCATATTCGTTCCACTTGTTGTTACGAATAGCTGTTGTGGTTCTGCGAGTTCTAACTACTTCTAGTTTATTAATACTCTTGGCATTATCTGTATCATTGCCACCGCTTCTTAAGAAGTCATTACTAACACCGGCTAGTGATGTTGTTATCTTAATAGCTGTTGGGGTAGCATTATTATAAGCAAAGGTGCCGCCAGAAAGAGCTTTGTTTGCGTCGGCATTATCAACTACAACATTAGCAGAAACACCAACTTGTGCTGCTGCTGTTTGTTGACTTCTTAAAACATTGGCAGCCGATGTTCCGTTAGCGGTCATTACTCCACCATTGTTAACTGTTGATGTTTCTGTTACGGCAGAAGATCCGTTTTTTTGTACTGTGGCCATTTGTTACTCCGTATTGTTGCTGGAATTATGGATAACCTTTTATACACCACTATTCTTTTTGTTGACTTAAATTGAATCTAAGAAAATTTTCCAGAGTATGTATCGA